TCTGATAAAATAGTTGAACAAAGATTAGAATCTTTGTCAGGATCTAACTTACGAGAACCTGGAAGCAACGTTTCATCAAAGATTGTTTCTCTTACTAAAAAATAATCTATGTCATTCTTTACATGTATATACTGTACAGAAAAAGTTTTTCAACTACTAAGTTCTGATCAGATTCAGTTTTAGGCATACCTTCTAGTTTAAATATGTTTATGATTTTCATGATTTTATAAAGTATCGTCACCCAGCTGAGCAACTCTTAATTTTACAATGTGTGATAAGCTCCACCCCATTGACTTTAACGCTTCGACTACAGACTCAAGCTTTCGCTTGATATGGTTCACTTCAAGTAAAATTTCATAAGCTGAAATATAAGAAGGGTCACCCTTGATATACTGTTTGATCTCAGTAGTTCCAAGTGCTCGTTGATAGCTTTCATTATACTTGCGATAAAGATTAGATTCAATCTCTTCAGTCTTTACCTTGATTGTTTCTTCAATTGTCTTACACTCTTGAAGCATTAGATCATACATCATTAAGTTTTGAGCATGCTCTTTACAAGCTTCTTCAAGACTCTTTCCCTCAAGCTTGAATAAAGATTCGGCATTTTCAACTAATTGTTCATAGAGAGCGAGGCGAGCTGGTACCTTCTTCAAGGCCAGCTCGCCAATAGTTTCTTTAATCACTGACATTAAATGACTTCTGGTAGCTGAGCAAGCTTGCAAAGAATTTCAGATGACGGGACTACCTGAAAGATATCACCCTCAAACTTGATCTCACGACAGTTAGTAGTAGAAAAAATGACACGATCTCCGGGTACTACTGGGATTTCTACTAAACTATTAGTCTTATCAAGAATCCCAGGACCAATCGCTACTACAAAACCCTCTCTAGGAGCAGTCTTGTCAATAATGCTAGTAACGATCACTCCAGATTCAGCTTGACGCTTAGAATTGATCGGATAAATCATCACTAGATCATAAAGAAGTCTAAAATTTGCTTTCGGAGTATCAGTCATGAATGAAAGCCTCAGTAGAAGTAATTTCACCGGTAGCAGTATCAATTACTTCTGTTTGATCTGTTTCAGGTAAGAAAAGATCGGTTGACTCAAGATCATTGAACTCTTTTTCAATCTTAATCGCTTTTGCGTTACCGTTCAAGATCTTGATCGCAAGCTCATCATTTAAATCAGTTTTCTTGAACTTGATTTGTTTACCTTCAATATCAACTAAGAAACCATAACCGTCTTTAACTACAATTCCGTCTTCAATCAAACGATCAATCAACCCAGATGTTGAGCTTAATCCCGTTGAATATGGAATCTCAAGTTCAATCTTAGTACCTGGTTTCACAAAGCGCGACTTATACGTTTCAACTCGCATTCTGATTCCGACGATCTCAGAATCTTCTTTTAACTTCAACTTAGTCAACAAACCGATTTGAGAAGCAGAATATTTAACACCGTTGGTAACTGCCCAAGCACCGTCACCAGCCATCGGATCAGCTGGGTACACCTGATCAGTAAATACAAACGTTGAATTGCAACGAGCAAGTCTTGAAACTAGCGTACGCAAGAGATGCTTTTTGTTCTTTGCAGACTGACCTTGATCACCAGTTTGACGTCCCTGTTGAAATTTTTCATTTTCAGCATCTGTCAAACAGTTACCCAAAGAGTCAAGCACAATGAACAGCTTAGGAGCTTCTTTGTTAAAACGTCCATACTCTTTCTCATATCCTGTCAAGAACTCTGATAACACTGAAGTCACGTCTTGAATTGTGACGATCTGCGTGTAGATCAATGAGCCATCAGATACATTGATTCCTGCACGATTCATAAATTTTGGATCTAACGCGTTCTCAGAATCAAGAATCAAACAAATCGCACCTGTAGCTTGTGCTTCACGGATCATGTTACAAACTATATATGATTTACCGGCAGCACTAGGACCCACGATCCCGGTCAGTCTACCTTGTGGAATAGCTTTAAAGTATGAACCTGACAAGATTCGATTGAGAGCATAGTTCCCAGTAGAATACCAGATGTCAGGGGGTGAGAACTCAGTCGAGACGTTCTCAAGCTTTTGAATTTCTTTTTTAAACTTTTTGATAAATGGCAACATAGCCATGTCTCCATCACAAGAAAAGAAGGGTAACCTATTTTAGATCACCCTTCTGCGGTATTACGCTAATTAAGCTGAAGCAGTTTGACGCTCTTTAAGCTTTCTTAGAATTTCTTGAGGAGAAAGTTTTCCACCGGTAAAGGGAGGAGCGCTTTCAGCAGGTGTTGAATTTATAGCGTTAACAACACTTTCACCTGTTAGCGTTTCTTTAGGAGAAGCTAATGCTGAATCAAGAACAGGACTCCCTGTTGAAGAAGAACCTTGATCGGGAGGAGTATCTTTCTTTTCATCTTCATAAGACTTACCGGTGAGGAAAGCTTCAATCATCGTCTCAACTTGTTCACGTTCAATCTTACCGTAACGGAAGTTCTTCAGATCATATAACTCGATTCGAGACAAAAGAGCTTCTGGAATCGGGGTTGACTTGCGAGCAAAGTCTGATGTTGTATAATCAGCATACTCACCTTGTTTTGTCTTGTTGATTCTGAAATCATAACCATTGATCATGTCATATGGCATTTCATCCATGTCACCCTTGACAATCTTCGCTTCAATCGTCTTGTAGAGCTTAGGACCCATTGAGATCAAACGAACTGGATTTTCATCGTCATTGATTGGATAATCAATCGCAGAAGATATGATCACACCTTGAGCAATGTAATCAATCTTGCGCCAAAAAGCTTTACCTATCTTTTCATCACCTTCATTGTAGTACTTTTGAGACTGTTCACAGCAAGGGCAAGCTTCACCGTACATCTTTAAGCAAGCAATACGTTTTTTCTTACCGTTGATAATTAGTTCATGGTACTTATTTTCCATGATAAAACCAAGAGGATTTTCATCATCAAGGTCAGGGAGAAAACGGAAGACTGAAGTTTGGTCAAAATCCATCTTGTAGAAAGGGTAGAAACGATCCCAAAATCCAGCATTGTCACTACTGCCTTCATCTGATTTTTTAGAGAATGCTGCACGAAGTTGATTAATATCTAAAGCCATGATTCTTATTTCCTTATACACTTATTAAATTTGCTGCTTACTTATTAACAGATTAACATCGCTCGATGATTACCTGATTTATTTATAATAACTCAAATTCTGATGATTGAACATTTTTCACAGTTAACTCACTTAGTTTGTCTAAGAGAGCGTAGCGCTCTTTACTTCTAAAGCGTTTCCAGTACTGAGGATGGTAAAAAGCTTCATGTTCAATCCCTTGTTGTTTACAAGTTTGTTTAGCAACTTCACCCAATGCAATTACTACTATAGGTTTAAGTTGTGTAACTAATTGTTTCAAGTCAACAAGTGACGAGTCATTATTTAACGCGTTTATCCAAAATAAACGTTCTTCTGGAATCTGTTCAGAATCAAGCTGCTTATTAAGCCACCCAGAACACCCTTTGTTAGTACAAAATGGCTGTTGTTCTGGAGCTTCTGACGGGTTTGAAGCCTGTTCACCGATCAAGAGAACATTACCTTCAATGAAGGCTCCTACTCCGATCGGGGCATTTGTGAGAGTTGCAAGAGAAAGTCGTTTGATATATCTATTTGTGTCCATTATGAATCATAACATATAAAGCTCAGAAAGAACATTTATCTCAAGATCTGAATTATACTTGGATCAAGAACGTTCACCCAAAGAGTACCATCATTTCGATGTATTTTAATGCTCTTAAACCCCTTTTGTAAAAGAGCTTCACTTACATCTCCATCATTTAACCTTAGATTTGAAATTTGACTTTGAAATGAAGCGTTCTGGTTAATATCAAGAGCTTTATGATCTTTAAGCTTTACTTCTAGGTAGGGTAAATTTCTAAAATTAGGATCAGACGTTAGATAAACTCCACGTCCATATACAGCATCGCTAGGAGATAACTTCCAACCGTGTTTCTTTATTTCAGCTAAATTAGACTCGGTAGAAAAGTGATAAAGCTTATCTAAGCTTTCAGAAAGTTCTAGAAATTTTTTAAACATTTTATCTCACACCAAAAACGCGATCGGTTCATCATAATCATTTGTCTCTTCAGTATAAAACTCATTTTCAGACTTATAAAGCTTATCAAAGATCTCCGGTTCATATTCTGATAATTGTTTGAGAACTCGAATCACAATCAATAGAGCTGAGACCAAGTCATCTGTAGCACCGCGCTTTGCGGCGTAAGATGCTCCTGTCACGATGAAATTTTTCAGTTCAAAGATCAACTTAGTTGAGTTAAGCTTGATCCCATTGTTGACTTTTTCTACCAAACCTTTTAATTGTCTACACGCTTCAACCTTATGCTTGTTTACTGTGCGCATCCCTAGTCGCTCACCCTTTCCATTGATCAGTTGAGCTTCTTCAGGGAACTTTTCATCATTGTAATATAATGTTCCGATCGCTGCACCAGCAGAATTGTTCTCAAATGACCAGTATACGGTGGGGGCTTTGTTGGTGTTCTTATCACGGTTTGATAAAATTTCAGAAATCACCCACTTTATTGCATTGTATAGTTGACTTTCATTTATCTCATTATTACGAAATTCTGCTACTTGCTCTAACGTTTCAAGTTCAAACACTTGTATAGTTGAAAAGTCCTGTTTAACACCCTCTGCAACGTCAACACCTATAATATAAGATTTCTTGTGACTGATCTCTTTCCAGAAGCTAAAACCTTTGTTAATGTATAATGGAACTGTACTTTTTAAACCTTGTAACGTGAGTGACTTGATCAAGAGAGGATCAGATGATAGAAATTCAGCAAGAAACTCTTGCTGAAATCTGAGATCTCCTACCTTAGAACGCATCATGTCAATCCAAACTTGATCACGTTCTGGAATCTCAGTGATCGGAACAAAGATCGGAACAAACCCGTTAGTTCCAGCTTCGGCCCCACGCCAAAGCTCTGCAAATAGTTCACTGTCACCGTTAGGAGTTGACATCACGACGCATGAACCACCGGTAGCTAAAGTAGGGAAAATTGAAGCCCACATCTCTTCTTGAATTCGCTTGTTTACGAAAGCTAATTCGTCGCTAATGAACAGTGAAATAGATCTACCACGACCTGTCGTCTCGGTAGTAGCTTCTGACCAGATCTTACTGTCATTATCAAACTCAACTGAACCTCGATTGTAAAATTTTACACCAGGGCGCAAAAAGTTAGCAGTGTTTTCATACATGAACTTGATTCGATTCATCAAGTCTGTCGCACCCTTTTGCTTGTTTGACGCGAGTAAGATGTTTTTGTCAGAATGGAAACATGCAAACCAATAAGCAAAAGCAGAAGACGTCTCAGACTTCCCTGCTTGACGTCCGATCAGAAGAATTGTCCAGCGATTGTGCTGCATCGCTCTTACAATTTTTTCTTGATAAGGACGAAGCTTAAATAGAACTTTACCCTTTGTAGGGTGTTGAACATAACAGTAGTGACTGATAAAGTAAACAGGATCTTCAGCACATTTTTTTAACTCTTGGATTTGTTCTGGAGTATATTCTAATTCAGTGTGTGCTGTTTTGATGAATTCATTTTTCATATAATCACAGTTTCATGAAAGTTTATAGCAGATCTTACCCATTGTATCTGGACCTTCATGGCGCGTAGCATAATATTGATCACATTGTAACATGATCTCACCTACGTTATTTCTCGGAAACTTTGTTGTTTCTATATACTCAAGTTCATCTAGGAGATCTATAATCACAGTTTCTTGAAATTTTATAGCAGAATCTTTATCAAATTCAATGTCAATGTCAATGTCATCACCGTTATTAATCTTAGGATGAGTTGGTATAATACCATGACTTACTAACATAATTAATTCACGTAAAATTTTTTTGTATGTTGATGATGAAATCTTAGATAAGGTTTCATCATCGAAAAGAATCTTTAGATAATAAAGTTCAGATTTTTTTTCACAGAGAAAATTAGTCCATCTAGTAACATTAAGTAACCAATCTATATAAAGATCTTTTGTTTTTTGAGAATAACAAAGCTTATATGAACCTTTAGGAATGATGTAAAAAATATTAGTTGTTGGTCTAGAAGTAACATCTGAAAAAGAAAATATCATTTCATAATTAGTTGAAACGAATAATGAAGCAGAACGATACTTATATCCAAATTTTTTCAAGAACCAATTGTCTATTACATTATGGACTCTTTCTGGAGTGTCTAATGGATGACGATCTTTTCTTACTGTTTCTTCAAACCAATTGGATCTGCCTCCTAATTCATCAGAAACTGAACGATAAAGATATTTATCATCACCTGACATGATCTCTGATAGAGCTGGCTTACAGTCTTGTATCACGGCTTCAATGAAATCAGTTTCTGTCATTTTTTTATACTCAAGCAAAAATGTCTTAAACTTCATTACCCTCTCCTATACCATGAGTTTAATGATTTTTCAAGATGATCTAAAGTATAGATCTCTGGAGTCAAGTACTTTTGCTTTAGCTCTTTTAGCTTCACAATATTTCTGTGTCCTATCGGATTTTTAACTGAGCTAGAGAAGAAAGAAGCCACCTTTTTATAAGCTTTTTCAATTGCTTCATTATTCAGCTCTCCGTCATTTTTAACAGAATAAAAGTTAGAAAACTTGCTTTCATAAAATATCTTGTTCTCTTCAGAGAGCTCATGAGCTCTCTTGATGAATTCAGGTGATACATGACGGTTTCGTTCTTTAGCTCTTGATAAAGATGTCTCTAAAGAAGCGTCAATCCAAATCATTGCAACATCATACCCTAATGATTCTAAGATACCTACACGTCTCAAAATGTTATTAATATTTGATGATGTTCCATCAATAAACAATGGAAGCATTGAATTCAAGTAAAGCTTTAATTGACTTTTGGTAAGCTGTGTTGATTTATCAACTAATTCTGCTTTAACATCAGCTGATCCAGTTTCACCTAGATCAATACCAGTGATGTTTCCTAGAAACTCATAGAACTTATCAGTATTAACTATCCTGGGCTGAATTGCTCCGTCAGTAATTTTTCCTAACGTATAGGTCTTTCCAGCGGCAGGTGTACCTGCAAAGAAGACAGCTTTGAAGATCCCTTTGTCATTTAGGCTTTCAGATAAAATAAGTTCAGTAAGTTTCATTTATCCTCCAGTGAAATTATCAAAGTACCTTGAGTACAAGTCAATGTCGGTAAAACCGAAAGTAAGAATTCTTCATCAAGATCATCGAATGATCTTAAATTTAGATCTAAAAAGATAGAGTCAAATGACATCCCTCGAAAATAAAAAGAATTAGACACCCTAAAAAAGATTTTACTCTGATTAGATAGCTGTTGAACGTCTTTAGAAGAACGAATAACTAAATTATCAATCTTTAGATACTGTTCTACTTCATGAACCATCTGCAAGAATGGTTCTCTTAAAGCATCAACTTGTTGAGAAGTAGCAGCAACTACTATGCTAGAAGTTTTACTTTTTAAAGCAGTCCAGAGAATTAAACCTAATCCTATAGAAGTTCTACCACTCCCACGATCCCCCTTAAGATTGATTCTTGGAAATTTGCTGATCCATTCTTCTTGCTGTGGTGTTAACTTATCACCCACTGAAAACTTCTCAAGAAACTCTTGAACTGTAAACAAATCTTCTATCATATGTCCTCCGTATACTATCTTAACTGTTTGATCTTGTACATCTTTTTAGCAGCGATTTCATCAAGAACAGTTTCTTCAATTAATGCTTTATCAAAATTATCTTCACCAAATTCAGTTTTTACTTGACTTCCAGTGTAAGTATGACCATTTAATACATACTTTTTAATCTTAACTTCTTTGATCAAATATTGCTGTTCATCATCAATCCACTCAAGTAATCCTTCAACTTCAACTGTAAGCTTTCCGATCCCTAAACTATCACCGTCTTTAGAAAAAACTTCCCAATCTAGTACCATCTCATCTTTAGTTTTTTCATCTTCAGGCGGTTCATTGTAGTATGGGGAACCAGGATGACGTTCATCACCTGGCTGATAATCATTAGGATTTAAAATTTCACTTAACTTCATAATATATTCCTTAATTTAACTAGTTATTTATCAAATGGCGCTGTAAAACCTTGGCCTTTAGGCCAAGGATATAAGGCGTGCTTTTTAACTTGTTTCAATAGTATATATTAGTGAAACAATTTTGTCAAGTGCTTTGACAATAATTATTGTCAAAGTAACTAGAATAGTAGCAATCAACAGACGATTTGGAAGAAATCCCAATGGCCCTACAGAAAATGACTAGTAAAATCGAGAGATCCAGCATCAAGCTGGTTGGTCATGGGAGCGGGCAAGCTATGTCCTTTAGGGCGTGGTAGTTGACTGACAATCTAGTAGACAAAATTCAGAAAATGTCATTGCTTCATTTAACCCTAACTCTTTCTTTAAAAGACCGTTCACCAAGCGCCAATAATCTTTATCTTTGACTGTGCTTCGACGAATTCCTTCAGCACTTTTCTTTGCTCGTTCCCAAGCGGCTTCAACTTCAGCTTCAGATTTTTTTGTTTTTGCTGCATAGCTCTTAATTAAAGGAGACGGCATAATTGAGTATATCCTTGTAACAAGTAGTCATGATATTCATCCCAACTACTAAAATATTGATTATAGTACACTAGATCTCTCCTTGAACATCAATTCCTAAGTTCAAATATAAAAGCTTCACTGCTTTCTTCCACTTTGAGTGATCTGCTTTCTTGAGAGTCTTGAACAGTTCGTTAGTTTTAAAGAAGCTTGACCCTTTAGGGCTCTTGATCCCAACAAAAGTATCGATTGCTTCTCTTAACTTGGCTTTATCCTTAAAGTGCTTTGACAATAAGATGTCATGGTGGAATTCCATCATGGCACTCTTGATTGAAGGATCAAACTCTATCTTACTAGTGTAGTATCTTTTTCTTAGCTCTTTATCATCAATGTCTGGGTCAAGATAACCGTTTGTATCAGACTGGCTCTTGTCATGTTTTGACAGCACTAGATCTTGTACTACGTGAGTCATCTCATGATCAAGATCTGCTTTGAACTTTCCAACTGCAAATTGAATGTCAGCTGGATCAGTATACGGACGTAGCGTTTCAATTATTCTATCAGGGTTAAACGCTAAGATCTGTTGTTTTTCAAACCAAGCAGCATCTGCTTCTGATTCAAAATGTCCGATCTTACCTTCCCAATCAACTACTACAATCAAATCTTTTAGATCATGAGAAGCTTTATAGCTAGCCGGAAGATCAGAAACATCAAGCTTTACAGAGAAAACAAAATTCTTTTTAATGAACCTAGATAGTTTTACACCATAGTATGTAGCAAGCTTATTAACTACTTCTAAGTGCTTCTTTTGTTTGATCGGATCTGCATTCGCTTTAATATAAGATAGATAATTTGCTAAGACTCTTTCAAATACTTCTTGAGTTGTCTTCTTGGGAAGCTTTATCAAACCTTCAATCAAAAACTCTTTAAATGATTTCATTTACGGTTCTCCCACCCTGTCTTCTCGAACTAATCTAAACACAGAATCATCACCGTAAGAGTCATCATGATCAATCTCATACTTAGGTACATTTAACTTCTGAAGCATTCTAGCATACAACCGCGCACGGTTTCCTTCAGATTTATCTGCAGTAAACTCAATTACCTCAGGGTAGTAAAGTTCAATGAACTCTAGCAATACCGTCTTGACTAGTGAAAATACTTTTAGCTCACCACCCGATCCAGTCAATTTGATCGTAGATGATTTAGAGCTTGATTTGACGTTAGATTCAGCAAATTCAAAGATCCAATGGTCAGGACTTTGATTTGACAAAGTAAAGTAAACTAAGATCTCACGACCATTGATCAATGATCTCACCTTATACAATGAAGGTGAATGACTGATAACATCATATTCAACTTTAGAATCAAGTGATTCTAGAAAGTCAGTTAGTCTCATGTAGGTAGTCGCTTCAAGTAAATCAGTTAACTTCATCTTCATCTTTGAGACTTAAAGAATCATCTTGAGCCTTTACTGCATAATGTCTAATCTTATCAATGTAGCCATTATTTCGTAAAGCCTTGAAAGTAAGATTTTCTACTGAAAATTCTCCGCCCTTCTCTAGGCCAGCCCTACGCATTTTAGAGAGCTTATCAAGTAGATCTTGAATATCTTCACGATCATCTGTCTTAGATCTGATCACTTGATCGATCTCATTAGCAATTACTTCAGCTTTAGCTTTAACCTGTTCAGTATCAATTGACATATTCTTCAATTCAGGGAAGTGAATCCAAGTATCTTTTAAAAGAGAATAAGTTCCTGAGTCAGCAATAAGTTTTTCAGCTGCAGTAGTAACATAAACTTCAACTTCATGTCCATAGATCATGATATCATGACGATCGTTCCAAAGGGATTTTTTAGCCTGCAAACAATCTTCAAGATCAACGTTGCAATTAGTACAGCTATTCAGTTTTTCTTGATCTAATAATATGTGAACGTCAAGATCTGACAAGCTTGTCCAATTGTAATTGGCATTGCTACCTGTTAGGACATAATCTGATACAACTCCACCGTCCAAGTTAAGAGATTCCGCAAACTGTTGTGCAATCGTAAATAAACGTTCTTTTACTAAAGGATCAAGTTGATATTGATCGTTTACTAATTTCCAGATCTTGGGATTTAATTCTTGATGATATGCAAGCTTTGGATCAAAATCTTCTAAAAATTGTTTGAACTTCATACTTATCTCTTAAGATTGATGGGGAACGTTAACGTTACTGTTAATTGAGACAGTAAAGAATCACAGTCAATGGTTTTTCCACGCTTGATCAGTGACATAGCGATCTCACCGTTATACTGTGAATCAGTTACTTCAACCTTAATAGCTTCAGCTATATTAGTTCCACCGTAAACTAAATCAGATTGAGCTAGTTCAAACTCGGCTTTGTCATGCTTGTTATCAGACAAAAAGCGGTCAAAGTAAAGTGTAACTTCAGCTTGGGTTGAGCTAATAACTTTTGATTCAATCTTATAATCATTCTTGAACGCTTGTGAATATTCTTTTTTAAACCACTTAATTAGTTTATTCACCATCTTATTAATAGCTGGATTTGTATCTTCTATGATGTACTCTTTAAAGCTCATATAATCCTTTATTTTAAAATGCTATCAAGTTTGTTAAAGAAATTAGCAGTTTTAGAGTGTAAATTGTTAGGTAGATCTGTTAACTTAAATCCTTTGATCCCACTAATCTCATCAGATGTTTTAATACCTGAAGTTCCTGTTAATTTCAAAGAAAAATAAGTAGCATCACCGATCTGAGTGATCTTCTTTAGATCTCCGATAGAAGCTTTATATTTTACTTCTTCTTCAAGCTCCCTGACAGCAGCTTCTTTAGCAGACTCTCCTTCATCTATACCCCCTCCGAAAAAATTCCAGAGATTTGGATTGTTAACAGTAGGTGCCCGCTTTCCGAGAATTAACTTATCTTCAGTATAAAGGATCACCCAAGCAGTCATCTTTGATGTATTAGGTTTATTTTTCTTTTCAAATAGATCAGCTAGTTTCATTAACTTTTTCTCCAGCAATGGTGTCTCCAATATTGTTTTGATCTTGCGTACCAAAGATCTGTTTCAATAAAGAATTTCTATCAGCAATAATTACGTTATTATTTACAGTTTTCGGTGAAATGTCTTTTGACATCCGAACCTTTTGACGTTTAAACTTTGCGTCAACTCTAGAATTCACTGCGTTCAATGCAATGTTCAAGTACTGTGCTGCAACTTCAGCATTTCTAGCGGCAAACTTTGGATCAACTTCTTCAGCCATCCTAGAACTTTTTTCAAACGCAATGATCGCGTTGCTATGAATTGTTTCAAGTTGTCCATCAATATGAAGATCTTCTAAACGTTCTTCTATTTCAAGCTCGTCTATAGTAGCATCAACTTTACGTTCTACTACTTCACCAGAAGTAGGATCAAGCAATTGACTTGATCTTTCGTTAGTAGGTAGCCCTGTACCACCGTGAATGTCATGAAACACAGGGGTACTACCAGGTTCAATGTCAAAGATACCTTCAAGTGGATGTGGTTTAGTACTCATCTTTTATCCCTTAAAACTAACGAAATAAATCTTTCTCTGTTACAACACGGAATTTGATACTATGAGCTGCACAAAATGCTTTTGCAGCAGTCCACTTTGCATGATTTATCACTAATTGAACTTTATCATAAGTTGAGATCTTTTTACCCGGTACTGTCTGCTTATAAGGTTTGATCTCAATCACTTCAGTTATCACAATTCCATTTCGATCTTTGTACTTAATGATAAAATCAGGGATATAATTACATGTCTTGTTCTTAATTGGATTAAAGTAAGGTACCCTAAATTCTTCAGAACCCCACTGTATAATGTTTGGATTCTTGTCACAAAAATCCATGAATCGAAGTTCCCAAGAGCTCAAGAATCTAATTTTAGTTGGATCACCCAAATACTTTTCAGTATTGATAGGTTTATACAAACCCTTAGCCATTATTTAACCCCTGGTTTTTTCGTATAAGTATTTAAATTGTAATCATTCGGTGAGATCGGCATGTAAGGTATAGGTTGCTGAATATACATTGGGTACGAGTACATGTTAGCACCGCCTGCAAAGTTCATGTTGGCCCCACTAGTAATTGAACGAAGAGTATCTTGAATCCCTTGTCCGATCATATCAATCCCACTTCCATATTGACGATAATATGGCTGAGTACCTTGCAATGCAGATGGAATACTATTCATCATTCCCATCCCTTGTTGTAGATTTTGGTACGTTTGATTCATTTGGTTTATTCGATTTGGGTGACCTTGAACTCCACCCCCATCGACGCTGTACTGTGGATCTAAGCTACTATTTGCACCAAAAGTATCTCCACCGTTAACAATGCTTCCTGCCCCACCTCTTAAAAGATCTAAGTTCCCCCAAGAGTGAATAGTTGAACCATATACTGTTAAACACTCAATTGCATCATATGAAAACGTTAATAGAGCAGTACTACCTGTAGTACTATCTTCCATGCTCAATTCATCAAAGTCAAACTGTTCTATTCTAGGATTAATGAACACATAACGGTTAGAAGTAGTACCGTTAGCAAAGACCTGTTCAACAATGATTCGTTGTCCACCCTTTTCAGTATAAGCATTTGAATAAGGTCTTGATGATGTAGCTTCACCGAAACCTTGATCAATCCCATAGTTTCCGCTACCTGTCCCTGAACGCTGACTTAAATAGTTCACGAAAAAGTCATGTACACTGTTTCCGATCTCATCAAGAAACGTGATTGTTAAAGGTTCAAATGTTACACTTGTCAGAACTCTAGTTCTGAAGTTGTAATAGTTCACGTCTTGATGGTTGAAACGAACCTTTGGTTTATCACAACGATGTACATAATAATAGTAATCTTGCCCAGCAAAACCGTAAAATCCAACCTTGAACAAGAACTTAAATTTAGGTTGATGAAAATTTAAGTCATCAGCATAATGAACGCTTTCCCAAGATCCGCTCGTTCCAAATCGCATTGAGCTCAAAGGTCCTAGTAGCTTATCAACACTTGAAAGACCTGGGATCGGGATGTTACTAAGTCCCGGTACTGCGCTAACACCTGGGATCCCACCTAACGTTCTTGGAATCTGTCCAGCCATGTTATAAATGTCAGAAGGAGACATGTTTTGAACGTTAAACTGATCGATCGCTGAATTAAGAGATCTTAGATCTTCAGAATTACCGAAATTATTGTTTAACACAGAATCAAATATGTCAGGCATGGTTTACTCTCCAGTAGATTCTTCTTGAGAGATACCCACTGTTTTTAAAATCTGTAGAGCTTCACGAACCATCTTAGCAGTGCTCTTAGTAAGCTCTTTACCTAAATGAAGTTCTCTGACATAGATTTTATCATCCTTTGAGATATAACCTATCTTTTTCTTAGAAGTGATTGAGTATTTATGATAAAGAGATCGCAAAGATTTATCTATCTCAGTACCCTTTTCAATCTTGAGTGAAGTAAGAGGATCAATCTCAAACTCACCTGAATCAGTGCTATTGTCAAACGTTAGTACTAGTGGTTTACCATCAAGATCTTTTAAATTGCTTTTTTCACTAGAAACACCCAAGAAGATCGCATCCTTGCTTCTCTTTAGATCTTTAACCGGTCCAGACTTTTTACCAAATAAAAGAATTGCGATCATGTCAATCGGTTCGACCTTGATCTCTTTTTCTTTAGCAGCTTCTAATAATTCTTGCAACTTCATGATAAAAATCTCCTTTATTCTTTATTTATGCAAATATTATAGAAGTTTACTTTTAGTAGTATAATATCGGAATCAGTAATGTATCTTATGACTGATACCGAACAAGAGATATTTTTATTCAGCACAGGCTAAGCTTGCCGTTGAACTAGAGCGGTGAAACAGCATAGACCGAGCAACGGATAATTTTTAATAAGTCAAGAACAGAGAAATAGCTACATTCACCAGCGTTTCATCTGCAGTGCTACCAACCCACGCGAACAGCGTATCACGGTGATTGAATGCCATTAAACTCCGGAAGTCATGTAATTCTTACAGCTTCATGATAAAAATCTCCTATTCTTTATTAGATCTTATGAAGTGAATAAACTTCTTGTCCACAATCCCAGATCTTTAAGAATCTTTCTTTTTCCATATTTTCAGATTCAGTTAGAGCTTCATCAAAATTATCACCTAAGATCTTTTTTAGATTTTTCTTTTGCGCTGCATACCGTTGGATCACCATATCTTTTTTAACATAAAAGTAACTCGGAGATGATATATGCTGTAGCTCAAATCCTAATTGTTCATAGAACGAACTTTTACCCCACCTACGATCTCGATAAGAAATAATTTCATTGAATTCAAGGTTCTTTAGAACATGATTAAATAGTTTTTTTGCACCACCTACTACTGTAACACCTTTTAATGTAGCAACTCTTAAGAGTTCCAGATCTGCAGTTTTATTAAATCTAGGTCTCCCAAGCGTCATTACCATTGTTAATCGTTCACCAACTTTTAACCCAAACTTATAAGATGATGGAATATATCCTTGTAAGTGGTTTTCAATTAAGAACTCTCGTTCTTCTTTAGCAGATAACTTAACAATAGTACACTTTCTAGCACCGATCTTTTGATTTTTTCCCAAAATACTTGAAATTCTAGAATAAACTAAATCTTTCTTTTGATCAAATTCATGCTCAAGAACCTGAATCAACTGAATATTTTTAGCTTCACACGCACTAAGCTTAGTTAGATGGTATGATTTATCCTTGAATTTATCACTATACCAATAATCACCGTTGAATTCAATCGCCATCTGTAACTCAGGAATCCAAATGTCAAGACTTAAAGGATAAATTAGATCTTTTGACTTAACGTTTGTCAGAACAGTAAACCCAAAGCTTTGTACAAATTCACTTAGTTCTTGCTCTTTTAAAGATTTATTTGCTGGAATGAAAAAACACTTTGGACACTTGCTAACATGTCCGTTTGATAAATTTACTTCAAAGTTTGTAGAACATACTATACATTTAGCTTGATGTTTCAACTTTGAACTAGTATATGGTTCTAATAGTTTTGTTTTGTATACAGACTCTAACAGAGATAGCTTTCGCTCAATCCACTTATCATGCTTTAATTCTCTGAGATCAGTAGAAGCTATATAGTAACCACCATATCTCTCATTCATAGTTTGATTTATCTTTTCACGAATTTCAGGAGCTTGTGAAGGATTTTCAACTCCATACCGTTTAATCATTCCCTCTTTGATCAATTTTTTATGTTCATCTGAAAGTTTTTTTCCTTTTCTTTTTTCGTCAGCAAGCTTTCGATTTTCAATCGCAGATTTAAGTTGAAATTGTGAAGATACTCCATAACGCTCAGTTAAAGTGTTCACTGCTTTAGCATAGATCTCCTTTCCATTTTCTAAGTAAGATTTTTTTCTAGCACAGCTTACACTACAAGTTTCACGATATCCTCTTGAATAGCCTAAAAAACGTGTTTTATTACCACAGATATCACACTTTTTAGGAGAATCTAATTTATTAATGTAAAGAAATACTTTTTCTTGTATTGAGATGTCTGAATAAAGACTTTCTAACCAACTTAGTTCACCACGCTTCAAGGCTTGACCTATCAATGTAAATTTACTATTAGCAGATTTAGTTGATAATAAAAGCTGATCTAATTGATCTTGATTCATGGGTTATTTTCTCTAATCAGTTGATTATAATTATTTATAAATTTTAGACAAAATAAATCCGCTTAACGTGAATTCACGTTAAGCGGATAGTCTGTAATTAACCGTTGATCAAACCACCGATTGCTGAACCAGTAACAGCTGGAATCAAGATCTGACGCGCATGATCATAACGCATCGTCAGGTTAATAGTCATTTTTTCACCGGTTGAATAATCTAAATCACCCCAATCAACTGATTGTAAGAAGCACCCTTCATACTTCCAAGATTCAACTACAGCTTCATTACCATCAAGCATCTCAAGCGTCATTCCAAACTTATATGTAAAAGCAGTAGCTTCTGTATTCAGCCAAGGACCAGTTGCACCGATCAAGCGTTGTTGTCTTTCAAGTTGTGTTTGAATTGCATGTGATGCGCGGTTAGTAACGTCATCTTCAATTGTCAATGTACAAGGTTCAAATGTATGTTTACCGGCCACATAAACTCTTGAGTTGTAACGATCAAGTTGGACTTCTTCATAAGACATGCTAGGACGAGTTGCAGTGATAACTTGAAGTGATAGATCGTTTGGAACCCCTGCATGAGATCCTAAAACTCCACCTAGGCCGCTAAATAAAGCACGCCATCTATTTTTATGCTTTGGATGCAAAATACCATTGCCGATCCCAGCAATACCTACTTGTGAAAGTGTTGCCATAAAATTCTCCTAAGGTTCCTATAAAGTTCTAATTTATTTTATTTATCAAAATCTTCAAAATTTAAGGTAACTGTGTTAAGTTCGTTGGAGTCCCACTTGGTGTAGGTGAGACAGGGTCTCCAGGCGTGATTTCAATACCCACTGCAGTTACCCTGCTTGATACAAGATTCGGATCTACTGGAGTCACTGCAACATCAGAAGTAATTATCATTTCAGAGTAAGGGTTCATAAACGGTACAAGATCTCCGTTCTGATCAATTTCATCAAGAGACAGACCGTCAATGTCACCGATTCTAATGCTAATCATCTTGATCAAGTCAGTTCTGATTTCAGCTGGTGGTGACAACCAAACAGGTAAATCAAAACTTAAAGTCCACATGATCTCACGACGATCTCCGCTCAATGGATAATTTTCTTCATTGTTGAGTGAGGTTAATGTTAGCTTTGAGATCTTTGTCCAATCAAAAGCAGAATCATTGAACTGTAACTGCAAATCATAGTCAAATAAGATCAAGATCTGTTCTAAGATTTGATAAAGTTGATCAGTATTTGACGCGATGATCGCAAGATCCATGATCATATTGTAAGGAATCGGCATCACTCGACGAATCATCTTTACATCATCTGGAAATACTCCACCCTGCTCTAGATAAGTTCGACGATCAGTTTGATTTACACCGTGCATTCGTTCAGGTGCAAGTTCTAACGCGGTCATGTAACATGACATCATCGGTACAGTATGTAGCTTATTTTGGGTGTTTGATGAAGCCAGCGCTGCAACTACTCGATCTGTAGAGCCATACCTGATCGGAACGTCAAGGGTGATGATATTTCCGCTAGCATCTTTACCTGTAGTAACTTGCAACCCTGTAAAGATGTTTGCAAATCCAATGATATACTTTTTAATCTGTTGATCGTACCAATAATGTCTAATCATCTTGTGGGTTCTTTATAGTTTACTATCAAGTGAAGTTTTAGTAGACGATGACAAGATTGCAGCCATCGTTTTCTTATGTGATTCAGGGGCGCTTCGAGTATTAACTTCAATCACTTTCCAACGCTGTAAGTTAGCAAACCAGCGTAACAGACGTTCAGGAGGACGAAGAGATGCAACAATGTTCGTGTACGTTTGACGGTGATAGTGTCCATCAAGAATTGTCTTAGGATCAGGTAAAGCATCACCGATCGTAAACGGCTCACCGTTAGGTGGAATCGCATCTTGAGCGTATAGATCTTTACCGTCATAATTACCAGCTGGACCGATCAAGGGTTTACCTGACTGAATGTCTTGTGGGTCTTCACCCGTCTGAGGTACAAGATCAGCAGAGATCTGAGTGATCGCTTCAGTAGATTCATATGCTTGTTGGTTTTGCAAGAGATCTGACAGTAAGAAGTCTGAGTCAGATTGTTCTGCATTAACCTGTCCAGGAACACCCAGGAGATCCTTATGTTCAACTGAAGGTAGTATCGGTTGAGCATAGAATCTAAAGAGGTTGGGTTTCCAGTTTTGAGTGTAACCCTCAGTGCTCCAACCAGTGTCGTTTACTTCAAGCCACTTTCGTATAGGTTTTAAGTTTGTATCATACTGAACTTCACCTGGGAGCTCAACAATGTCACCTACTACTACAGGACGACCGAGTAATAGAACCATGTCAGCAAAGCTACAGGTGAAGATATACGTTTGAGGTAATGAAATTCCAAACCTTGCAAGTTCTGATTGAACGTCAAGAAGATCATAAGTGCACTTAAGCATGATTGAAGATCTACAGTAAGCTCGATCACGATTTTCTAATAAGACAAAATCTTCAATATTATCTAGAGATAGCTGAGTTGATTCTAAGAAGTGAAGCTCAACAACTTCCCAAGGAGAATTTGACGTTACCCCAGCAAAGAAGGTAGGAACCACTCTCCACTTGTTATAAGCTGCAGTAGATCTAACTCCGATCGTAACTAATTGATCTGTGTTTGGAAGATTTGCAACGTCAATACGATGCCACGTATCTCCGTCATCAGAAGCTTCTATCCTGACCTGTAATGCTCTAGTCGTAGGATCACTGCCTTGTTTAATTTTTACGGTAGCAATATTATGTCGTACTGGAGCCCCAGGTTGATAGCGTTCTTGTGGAACCCCGATCTTATCCCATGCCTTCTTTGTTCCAAAGTCATATCCCAAAAAAGCTGGAGTTGACGTTACTGCTGTGCCCGTTTGGATCGATCTCCAGCTTTCTGGATTGACATTAAAACCGTCAAGAGCATTATATCCTGAGGGAGTTCCTGAGCTTAACGGATAACCAGCTCCAGGTTGATCTAGTGTTGATCCTTGGTTGTGCACCCCCAACAGTGGGAAGATATTGACAGCACCCCCAGCATACTGTAGAGTTTCAGCCATCAATCCAGCAATGTAATTAGACTCAATCTCAGCACAAGTTGAGGTCGAGTAATCAAGAGTTCCACGACAATATTCTGGAGGGACGTACGTGTTATTTTGTACGTTTTTGTTTGTCAAGACTCCGTTAAACGCAAACATAGGATTAGGTGGTTGTGAAGAATCACCTACACGACAATCATTGATGTTTTTAGGAGGATTTGCCATATCTTATTTAACCAATTGTAAACGGCATAAAGAAGTTGTCAGGTCCATTTTGACCCACTTCCATATCTCTTACTTGTCTTAAACAATCTTCTTGAATCTGTTGAGCCTGAGATATCAAACTGTCAGCATTTAACTGCAAACCACCCCCTGGACCAGCAAGAGATGTAAATTTACCGCGGATGTGAGCAAGAATTAATAGGGCTTCAGATTCTGCCCAAGCTTGAATCCATTGTTGTGCCCAACGATCAACCAACAGCTCTTGTTCAGTCTTTTCACAAGACGTTTCAATTAAGACTCTTTCTGGAGCTGACATCTTCTTATAGATTCGCAGCTCTCTTGATGCTTCACGCCAATTAAATCCAATCTCACCTGCAAAGATCTGTGAGTACATTTCAGACATTGAGTTCACTAAATGAATTGCTACCAAGTCATATCCTACCCCTGGAGCATAAAACTGATTCAAGAACTGTTGTGCATAGACATTATCAGGTGAGAAATTAACTAAACCTAACAAGTTCAATCGATGAATTTTTAACACGTCAACAATCTTATCTGTCCCAGATACTGGATCATTAAGATAATAAGTGTCTTGAAATCGTTGTATCTGTACAAAGAAGTATTGTTTGAAATATGCAGAATCTACACGACGTCTAAGCTCTTGAAGAGCGTTATCAATTGCAACGTTAAAGTGATCTTCAATAAGTTCAACACAAACAACAGGATAACCCAACTGCTTCTTTAAAATGTCAATTAAGTTAGCTCTAGCTGAATAAGTGAGATCAGTGCCGACATCTTGTTTCTGGTATGTTGGGACACCTTGATCTGATTCAACTGATTTCCAAGATCCACCATCCCATCCCTTTAAAACTTTTTGTGTTGTATTGTAGAAAAAGTCACCAAACTTTGGATAACCAGTAGGTAAACCTAAGAAAGGAGGTGCTGGGTCAAATGATCCAGTTATCACATTATTTGGGGACGTTGTTCCCCAAGTACTGCCATCCCAAATGAATACTAGTTTTTGTATATCGTCAAAATAAACTTGTCCCAACGTAGGATTTTGAGGTGGTCCATAAGACTTTAAAATATCTCCAGCGAACACAGGAGATGACAATTCTTGTGGATAAGATCTAACACCGATCGTGTAATACGTATAAACATTTGAAACTATATGTGCAGAAAAGAAGTATGGAACATCATGGACAAGACCTGAAACGTTAGCAGATACTGTTGTCATATCTCCATACAGAGCAACTACAACTTGTCCTGCTCCGATCATATCAGCCGGAGCAGTTAAGTCACTCGATGCTTGATAACGAACTCCATCTGTAGGATAGTTTGATGGATTTATCTCTTTATAAGAGACAACAATCACAATCCCATCATACGTTTTGGCATTGTTTGGAATATTCCAAGTCAGAATTCCTGTTGTATCAGAAGTTCTGGTAAAATCAAGAGAAATTGCTTGACCTTCTACCCATAAAAAGTTTGAAGCATCAGGAACTCCACGTGGCATTATTAATCTCCTAAAATCTTTAATGTATTTATGTATGTAGAAATTCTTTATAAATATACAAAATTTAACTTAGGAATTTAATTATGAAACTTCTTCAAGAACTTCTCACTATCTCTGACAATAACAACTTTTTGTTTGAAATGGCTCTTTTAGAAGAGCTTGGAAATCTTAATTTAATTGACAAGCACCTTTTACAAGCATTCAAGAAAAAAGTCTACTTTAATACTAACAAATCAGAATTAGGTGATACTATCGGTAGAAATTCAAAGGTTGAAACTTTTATTGATAAAGATCAAAATAAAGCATTTGATCATCTTAATGACAAAGATAATGTAGCAATTGTCTTGAAGTTTAATGATGAACAAGTGCTTGCAGTGGTATCAAAGAATAAACTCACAAGCGCTGACACCAGATATGATGAAAAAAATTCTTATACCATGATTGCCAGCCCTAAGTTCTTTGATATTGTACCCACTGCTGACTATGAAAATAATTTCAGTAAAACAAAACGCGTAGGTGATAAAACTTACCAAGAAGTTGAGTGGGATTTTAAAGCTAGCAAGATCTTGTCAGGTACCGACACATCAATCATCGGAAAGATCAAGAAAGTAATGAAAGCTCTATACACTGTAGCAAAGGGTACTGAAGGTGCAACTCTTACTACAATGGTAATCACAAGGGATTCTGACAGAACAGCTAAAACTATTTCACGTTCTAAAGCACGTGAAGGTTCAATTCCTCTACCTACAGGAAATAGAATCGCGATAGGTCCAAACAAATACTCATCTTATGAAGCTCTTGCTCAACGTCACTTTAAATCATTAGGATATGAGCTTAGAAGTAAACTTGATTCATTTAAAGCAAGCAAAGCTAAATCATTTGATAATTCAAATGATCTATTAACAGCATTGATCAATGAAGGTTACTTTGAAAAGGTAAAGTTCATGGGCTTTACTTATAAATTCTACCAAGACCGTGTAAGCTTTAGAGATTTAACAGACAAAGCAAAGGGTAAGGATGATAATTATAGCTCAACTTACATTGAATATCAAATTGATGAAAGCTCAGCAGAATATAAGAATCTAGAAGACGAGTTGCTTAAATATAGATCTTTAAGATCAAAAGAAGAAGTTGACCAAACGACTGAAGAATACTATGCTAAGAGAAAAGAATTAGTACCACCAAGAGGATTCAAGGTTATCTTGAAACTTGATGGAGGTAAAATTGTTCCAGAAAAGATCTTAATCGGAAAAGAACAAGCTTGGATGTACTAAAAGCTTTGAATTAGAAAAAGCCGGGAAATTTCCCGGCTTTTTTAACTTCTGTTATCTAACCATGACGTTTCCACTATTACAATTCTGTTCGTGACATCGCATTCTCTATGGATTCCAATGCCTCTTGTATTGAAAGGAAATTACGGCGAAGTTCATTGAACAATGAAGGATATTCTGTCATGAGTTCATCTGCTCTAACTTGTTGGGTTTCACCGACCATAACAGGTTGAAGCTTAACATTTACTTGATGTGCGAGTAACAGTGCTTGATTCGCCAATTTCTCTGAGAAGTTTACTATCTCTATAGAGATAGGCTGACGTGTAAGTTTATCTGAGAATTCTGTTATCTCTATAGGCTGACATGTAGGTTTAAGCGTTTGATTCATGTGATGTTCTCCTTTTAGTTAAATGATCAGCCAAGTACATTGCTGTTGGTGTTGAACCAAATGTATTCTTACCCATTACCAGTCTCCAATTCTTTCTTTAAATGATCTCAGACATTTTGCTAACATTGATGAAAATCATTTTCAACTCCGAAATGTTCTTCAATTTTGGTACCAATGATCATACCGGGCCCAGACAATTTGGGCGCATCGTATTCATTCGCAATGTCAATACATTCACTGATAATTAATTTAGCAAACTTTTCCAAAAAAGTTTCTTGCAAACTGTTATGGAAATCAAACCCTTGTAGAGGAGTGTATCCAGACTGGATGGCAATTTGTTTAATTTTCTCATTCATTCCGCATTCCTAATAAAGGTGGGCCTGGAGGGACTTGAACCCCCGACCTGCCGATTATGAGTCGGTTGCTCTAACCAACTGAGCTACAGGCCCACCATTTTTAGCTCTAGTTCAATATCAATAAAATCTGTCAACCTAGAGTACCCTAAAATGTCTTCATACTTTCATCCTATCTAGTATTTTTAACTCCTTACGTCGTTGAAATCGATCAAAAACCCACAAAAGGAAGAAAAATATAATTATAGCACCAAAGAGCCAGATACAGCCAAACCCATCACATGGAGTAGGAGCAGCATCCTCATCATCTACCACAACAGGATTACCGTTATAGTTCCCCTGAACTGTTCCACTACCATTATGAACAACAGTAGTTCCATTATGATTGTTATGACTTTGCATAACATATCCTGATAATGCATATCCTGTCAACCCACTTGCGGCAGCAGTACCTACCACTGTACTAGCGTTATAATCGGTATTGCTATAATTACGATCTGTAAAGTTGTTAGAGTTGTTAGAGTTATTGTAGCATCCACCTGGATTACTGCAAGCTCCTGTCGTTCTATTGACAGGAGCAGGATTAGTGGTTATAGAATTACGTTTAGAACTGGTAGAGCCAAAACTTGAACTACTTGAACTGAAACTACTTTTCCCAAATGAGGCTGCTTCTGCATGAAGTGTACCGATCAAAAACATAAAAGTTACAACAACCATCGTCATCTTTTTATGAAACATCATTTCTTTCTCCACGCTAAATTTCCGGTTTTTTGAGGTGCCCCAGAATAACACCATCATTTATTCAACAACTATTCTATAGTCAGGTCTCCCTGACTCGCCATGGTCAAGACAATACGGACCTTTGAGCAAAGACGACACACACTTTTCGGCGTCAGCGTAGGACAAAAACTCCTTAGGAGAATAAATATTCTCTCCAACAAGAATTTCGCTCCTCTCAATCGGCCCATAATAGTTACGGGTCACCAGGATGAAAAATGGGCCATCGTCGTCAGGTGATGCCTCTTTGATCGAGGAGGCACCCCTCACATTGGCGCGCTCCACAAGCGCGTCAATCGCGCTCAAATTTGTATGTTCCAACCATTCGGCTGGGTCTTCGACCTCGATAGCTACAGCATAGTCGGTTTGCCCGGCATTGCCGTAGACAACAACGTTAAATCCACTACTGATTTCCCACACGGCCACGTGGCCGTAGTCGGCCCCGGCAACTGCAGTAAAAAAGTTATCTGGGGAGATGCCCCTTTCCTCAAAAGCAATTGCGATGTCGCGCGCTGTGAATACTTTTTCCATTTTATTTCTCATTAGTTTAAAGACTTACTTTTTTCCCCATCCCAAAATCTCGCGTCCGTAATCTTCTCACACAAGTACGGCTGGATTGCTCGGAGGGCATTCGGCAGTTGGTGCGTCATCACGCCGCCTTCTCCAGTGATCAACGCAATGTCCTCGTAGACATGTTCCATTTCGGTGTGTAACCGTCATGTTGTCAGGTTACGCAGTCGTTGTATGTCCATTTCATTCTCCTTGTCAGTGACTATTCCACTTTAGGCCGCATGGTCCTGCTCTGTGAGCACAACGTCACCGCGCCCAAGTACACTCCCTGCTGCAGCCCATCGCATCACTTCACCAACAGTCGTTTCTGGCGTAACGGCGAGTATTCTAGTTCTTTCGGACGCGTCGTAGTCAGCAGATACTTGTACCCACACCTTCTGCACCACCACAAGCAACCTAGCCCGGCATTCAACCCAGTCTTTCAACTGGTTCTCCGATAAGGACAGCGATCTGGTATCTTTTTCGTTATTCATCATGGTCAATAACTCACCGTATAGCGTTAACATTTTTTCAAGAACCATTGACGAGCTAACAAATTGACACTTGTCATTACAGCTTTACGATCTAGACCATTAGCTTCAAGTGTGTCAGCCTCTTCTTTAATCACGTCGGCTCCTACGAGTTTCAAGAACTCACCCGTATTCTTAGATTCAAGTTCAAAACCAGCAGCGATCAACTTTTCAAGCATCTTTTCAAGACGATGATCAGTAACAACATTCTTAGCAAACTCATTAATAGAATTTATCTTTTCAATATCAACGCTAGCCAGCTTCTTGACCTTGGTGTCACTGTGCTTGGCACCCTTCACTTTAAATCTCAGATCAGATGTTTTGATCTTCACATCAAGTTCATCAGGTACAACTGGAAAGTTCCAAATTGAAACACACTCCCACACAATCCCTTCACCTACACCCTCAACCCCAAATGCTTTACCTACAGGACAAAGATTTTCAACCTCTTGTGTAAGAGCTACCAACTCATTTTGAGCTAGCTCAGGGTGGGCAAAATCAATTTCTATTTCCCAAGTTGGGAATTTTTGGATATGGTAGATTCCAGAATCTTTGCTCTCTTGTGCTCCAAAGCCGTCAGCGACATCAATAAGTTGGTCTGATGTTAGCCAAACCCGGTTGTGACTACCATCATCATTTATTACGGGCTTAACAATCGCAGCACCGAACACTACAAACATCTTTTGAAGTTGGTTGATTGCGACACCTTTTTGAATCCCCTTACCACACCACTCACCATAAACAGCAATAAGGTCACCTGGTTGAATCTTATTGTTTCCATAGACCCCAGCAATCAAATTAAGCAATAGTTGGATATAATCTTTCTTAGCAAGCGCAAATACAGCAAACCCTGTGCTATCGGCTTCAGGAGTGATGATCTGTTCACGTGATTGACACCAAGTTTCATTTGCATAAGTGTCACGAACTATACCTACGTTCATACCGTGAAGTTTTACCGAACCTTTGAATTTCAATTTAGGTATAGGTACTTCATGATATTTTGCACGATCTTGTACTACTTTTATGGTGTTTCTAAATTGATTAATTGACGGAAAACTAATATGAGTAGACATACAATCCTTTTACACACTTAAAGAATATTGAAGTTATTATAAACAAAATTACGTAAAAAGTAAACAAGTTTGAATAAAGCTTCCAGTTCTATGATGTCAACTACCACGCCCTAAAGGACGTAGCTTGCCCACTCCCATGGACCAACCATCATTGTACTGGATCTTTCAATTTTACTAGTCATTTTCTGTAGGGCCACTGGGATTTCTTCCAAGTCACCTATTGCATGTGACTTTGTTGCTTCTCCATAGCAGTCCATTGGCTGCAATGCTACTTCTGTTTCAACTAGAATTGATGCGTAATATCTTCTGTCTGGGTTCTTTGAAATCATTGTCGACTTGATAACAGAACCTTCTGGGATTTCCCTATGGATAACTGATTTGACTGCTTTTAAAGCTTTAATTAATAAATTTGAAGATTACATGTTTTACGGTTTTTTTAACACTATGAAGAATGATGGAAGATCAGATGTCGTCTTATTTGTCTTTTCAATCCATCCATTTTTACGGAAAAAGTTAGCAAATCGTTCTGTGAGAACGTTTTCAATATAGATAGCATCAACCCCTCTGCTTGATGCTTCATCTACTGTATCAGCTAACCATTTTGTAAAAATCCCATTCCCAGGTTCAAAAACATTTACGCTTGCAATATCAAGACAAGTGATTTTCTTCTCTAAAATTGGATGGATACGAGAACTTTTACGAACGTATATGTCCATGTTCGGGTAAGATATCCAAGTTGTTCTAAGAGAGCTCTCTAGAAATTCAACAAGATTGTTCGCTGACATCATATACTCCTATGTTTATTGAAATGGACATCACAAGATAGATCAGTCTAATACATTACTCAATGTCACTCAATCTTATCAACTATACGTGAGCAAAGCTTGAAGTGTTTAATTGCTTTGCTCACGTCTAGATTATGAAACTTATTCGGAACTTTTCCCAACAACCGCATCACTTCTCGCCATTCAGCACCGTGACCGTGAGCTAAAGCACCTTCTCGATCAAATTTATCATAGTGAATTAGATGAGCTATCTCATGTGGGATTGTCTCATTTAGAATGTGATCAATATTATCTCGAAAGAGAACCATATTGATCTCAATCATCATCTTGTGGTTAGCAGTACCTGCGGCTGATGGGCATCTATCTGCTAAATCAAAATTTAGTGGAACTGGGATAGGAAGATTGCATCCAAATTTCTTGTTTGCAATACGAGCATAAACGTTTGCAACTCGTTGTGCAGCATCAATAAGTGACTCATCAGAGAACGCCATGATGAATTATCCATATCAATATAAGATATGATAATTTTATCATAGCTGACTTAAAAAGTAAACAAGAATGATGATTATTTTTGAGAAGTTGTATGTTTAAACACTGTCAGACCATAAATTTCAGAAGGTTCTAGTTCTTCAAGCTGCCTAACCATTTCAGCCATAGTAGCACCTGAAGAAAGGATGTCATCAATTACGATAACTTTCTTTCCTAAAACACTGTCAAGAAGTTCATATGCATCACGCATCTCAATAAAATTCTTGATAAACTTTACATACGGTTTATACAGTTTCTTGAGCTCAATCACACCATTGTGGATGTTTGTTGCTATAGAACGTTTTAGCTTTACTACTTCTTTTGGATTTTCACTTGCAAACTTTTCCCAGTCAGGGTGAGAAGTGTTAATCAAGGGTTCAATCTCAGTACCATCAAGTTGTTTCTTTAAGAAAGCATTATCAATAATCTTTAGATCAGGATCAAGATTTCTAATCGAGTCAATGTACTGTTTTAAGAAAGGAGATCCTGATTTTGGATAAACAAGAACGTCAGGTCTTGTCTGCTTTAAGATCTTTTCAGTTCCGTCACGAAGCTGTTTCATTAGAACTTCAAACTGCTTTTTATGAAGTTCATAAGGACCCTTTCCCTTAATTGAGGTCAACATATCAGTCACATCATCAGATGAAACGTAGTTCAATAAAGAAAAGATCTTTATTGACACCCCCTTGATAGTTGTGGTGTAAGGCAAACGCTTGATGTAAGTTGAAATTCGATCTTTGGTAGAAGTTGTAGGATCGTGAGACACTGTAATTTGAAGAGACTTACCATTGATAGTAATATCTTCATCTAAAAATTTCTTAAAATTCTTTTTCATATGTCTTTACCTAAAGACATATTTATCTTTAGTGAATTACTTCTTAACTCTTTCAATCGTACCGTTAATCATCCTAGCGTAATCACATGCTACGTCATATGCCATTGGGATTGAATACCTATCGTGGCGCTTTACGCGCCACTTTTTTTCTTCTATACAAGAGCTAGGTTCAAACCATAAACGAATTGAATGAATAATCAACAAAAATATTTCTTTTAGCATTTTTCTAAATAAGCTTTAGCTACTAGGTGTAGCTTAAAAAAGTTATCATTTGCAAATTTCTTAACCATAGCATCAAACGAACCAGGACCATAAATTGGAGCACAGTATTCTGGATAATCAATAAAGACTTCTCTTAATTCAATCTCTAACTCTTCTATTGACTTACCTTCACTTAAAGAATATCCCATCTTCTAAGATCCTATCACTTTGATTTATTGATCCGTTCCCAAGGAAGATTTTCTTCTTTCCAACCGTCAAGCTTCTTGTCTAATGTTCCAATATCCTGCTTGATATACTTAACTTGAGTTTCAGAATTTGTAATAGCAATCTTTAAAGTTTTATCCCACTCTTCATGTGTTTGGGTAATCATTTCAACCTTCCTAATACCACGGAAGCTAGTACTATGATGTAACTGCACTATTTTACCGCTCTTAAGAGCTTTAAGGTGAGTTTCTTCTTTTGTAAGAAGTTTCTCAAGTTCCTTCTTGTAATCTTTAGTTCCATCTGGAGATTTTTCGAACGGTTTGTAACCAACACCGAAGCAATCTCCTACAATGTAACCATGTCCAGGACGTTGATAACCATGATGAACCATCTTATTGCTAATAAGCTTGTATTCTTTAAAGCAACATGGACATGTACCAGTATTTTCACGGGTTCTAGCTACCTGTTTTGATGTTTCATGTGATTCCATACCAAGAGCGTCTAAGACGTCTTGAGTAAAAGACGTTTCCGTTTTATACCAACGAATGAAGCCACCCATCTCAATACCATTATATCCAGGTTCCTTTTTCAATTCAAATGTCTTACCGTTCGGTGCAGTTACCAAAAAACCAGAGCTTGCGTATTTAGCTTTGAAGTTAAAACCATAAGTTTCCCAACTATGACCCTTTTCAATTTTAGGTTCAGTCACATCAGAAAAGTAAAAAGTTCCAGATTTTGGCTTAGCTGGAATCGGATGTTTTGCAAGGGAAGACATTTCAGTGTAAGCTTTATCTACCAAGTCGCTGTAATTCTTACCTGACTTGTTGCTATCAAATAAAGTAAATGAACAGTCAATTTTACCATCTACAGTCAGTCCATCCCTGAAATTTAGGTTAGGGTAACCACCCAGTTCTTTTTGAGCATCAATATCAATCTTATTGGTATCTGATACAAACGTTTGTTTTTCAATAGACCAACCTTTAAGGGTAGCGATGATCTTCACGAGCTTAGCTGGATTTAGAAAACCAGTACTATCTTTCCGAAGCTTTAGAAGCATGTCTTTCACTTCATCTGTTTCTTCGGTTAAGATTTCATGGATTTTCATAATAGGTGCTCTATTTGAATTATAATAAATTATATCATAGATCTATTGAAATGTAACCAACAATTACAATTTCTTAATGTTTTGTTGCTTTACATGCTCTTCAAATTTATTAATTAAAGCTTTATCTAACTTTGAACTAATTAGAAGTGTTACTTTACCGTTAGGAACTGTAATTGATTTTATCCAAATTCCAAACTTAGTAGAGAACTTTCTTGCAATCCATTGATAAATTCTCATTCGTTTTTCAACGTTATCTACAGCACTTAACATCACAGCATCAGCATGATACTCTTCTATCTTTTTAGAAACTCCATTTATCACTGCACCCAACACTTTAATAGAATCTTTTGTTTCTAACGTTAAGTCAAATATTTTATCACTTCCACTGACTCTAGAAAAACCTGTGTTTAAGAAAGAAAGTTCATGTCCTTCGAACTCATATGTTCCAGCTTCAATAAAACACTCATATTGAATATTGTCTACTTCAAACTCAGCAAACGTTAGATCTTTTGACTCTTGTTTCCAGTTTAATTTTATGGTTGAATCAAATATTTCGTTTAATTTCATAGACTTTCTCATTGTTTATTTGAAGTCATCTTTAAGTGCTCTACAAAATCATCAATATATGATTTCTTAACAGTATTGGTAATCAACACTGTAAACTTACCATTTTACTTTTTACGTCAGTAATCACTCTTGAAAAGCGTTTTTTGAATCGGTCTGCAAGTTTATTGTAAAATGACATGCGGTTTTCTATGTTATTTGCAGCAGCAAATATTATAGCATCATAATGAAACTCGTCTATCTTTTCAAATACTCCATTAATGATAGTACCAAGTACTTTTGCTGGGCTTTTAGTATCAAGTTGATTTCGGCCACGTTTAGTCACGTCATACTCAGGAATTAAGTGCAAATTTTGATTTGTTTCAAACCAGACTGCTCATTTATAGAATGAAAAGTCGTCAAGTTGATCAAATGGGATCCATCTACCTTTAGCTTCCATTACAGCTCGAATTGAATCTCTTTTAGATTTTATTGTTGCTGAAATTCTAATTTTAGTTTCTTCAGAATGTAATTTTCCAATCATTCCTTTTGATGGTTAGTATTAATGAAAAGTCATCAAGTTGATCAAATGGGATCCATCTACCTTTATCTTCAATTACAGCTTGAATATCTTCCATTACAGCTCGAATTGAATCTCTTTTAGATTTCATTGTTTCTGAAATTCCAATTTTAGTTTCTTCAGAATGTAATTTTCCAATCATTCCTTGTTCTTCTGACATCTCCAACCCTTTATTACAAGCTTGAAGCTCTCCTAATGCAAATTTTCTCTTCTTTGTTTCAGATTGTTTACATCCAATAGCTGGATCTCGTTTTATACCTTTTACATTAATTCTCTTCGCATGTTCAGACGCTCTTAGCTTTTCTTCTTCAGACACGAGAGAAGCACCAGGAAATTGTTCTTTATATTGCTTAGAAGTTATTCCATGTGTCTTCAAGTGAGTACTTGAGATCATCTTTTCAAAAGCTCGGTTACAAATTAAGCATTCAATCATTTTTGGGTTCCTATTAAACTTAACAATATTACTTATAACCAAAATGATATTGTAAATAAAAGCCGTAAAACATAACATTTTACGGCTTTATTTAGAACTTCAGTTAATTATTGCAAAGAAGCACCAGTACTTACAACACGGATTGGAATGTAGATAAATTCCACGGCTTTTGTTGGTTTCAGCGCGATATCGATCCACAGTTCATTTCGATCAATTCGAGTGGGTGTGTTATTACTATCGTCACAAATAACAACATAATCATATAGACCACGACGTAACATGATGTCGTTTAAGTATCCATCAATCATTTGCTTGATTGATTCACGTGTAATACGATCGTTCAATTCAAACAAGTAAGCAAGTGAAGCTTTACGAATGTCACGCTTGATCTTAACCAGCATACGCATAACGTTTACACGATCAAGAGCTGAAGTAAGACTGTAAGAAGTTTTTTGTCCAAACACCACAATACCACGTCCAGGGAAGAACGGGATGATGTTTATGTTCTTTTGGAACTCATACAGCACGTCACGTTGACCTTGATTCAAAGGTGTTTGTACAAATGTGGTAGCAGTTCCCAAAGTACCTGACACATACCCAACATTTGAAACACCTGTAACTACACCACGTCTAAATCCAGCAGGTGGGAACCAAACTTCTGAAACATTATCAGAGTAAGAGTATGTCTTAAGAGCTACACCCGAAGCTGCTACAACTACATCTTTACCGTCAAGATTAGATGCAAGTGCATGTGGGTAGTAATAAGCAACGCTTTGACTACGATAGCGAGCAACGGTCATTGACCATACTGCAGTATCTTCTGGAGTCTTGTCAAACGGAGTGTCAGCAATCACAAAGGCTTCTTCATTGATTGACTGGTTTAAGTTTAACAGCTCATCTACAACTTCATGATATCCAGGGCAAATGATCAGATTGTATTCATAGATCTCTGAACGCACATCTTGATTCAAGTTAATTTCACCTTGAAGTGCAGTAACTATTGAAACACGCTTTGCAGCATCATTAGCACCTAACGGATTAGAAATCGTAGTGCTCAAGACGTTAAACGTAAAAGTATCACCTGCAGCAAACGGGGTAGTACCGTTATTGATCGTAAATGAAACGATTCCATTGTTATAAGGAACTCCGACTGAAGCGTGTCCTTGAGTTCCTGAAGAGAAACCAGAGATCGCAAAGGTAGTTGGGCTTGTAGCAGTAGCAGTCCAAAGCTCAGTTACAGCATTAAACTGGTTAATTCCAATATTAACAAGATTTCCATTACCTGCTCCAGCAAAAATCGGAGTGCTTGAACTAAAAGTAATTATGTCGTTATCTGAGGTATCAACGTTTGCACGTACAACGTATGCACGGTTACCTACAGCAAGATATTGATTTAGCGCAAACAAACCATATTCGTTACGGCAATCTCCGTGTAATGCTGCACCGCTAGAATCACTTCTAAAGTAAGGAATTCCGTATGTTTGTACTGATTGATTTAATGACGTAATTGTGCGTACAATGCTGTGTTCTTTGCAACCAGGTGCATCAGTAATCCCATCAGTTTGTTTTTTATCACCACGGGTAGCAATAAAGAATAAAGGCACAGTAGGTGCAGAAGCTGGGATGTAGAAACTGTCATCAATAATTGTTACGGAAACTCCAGGGCTAACCAAAACCATAATAATTCTCCTTTAAGAATTTGTTTTGATTATTTAAGAAATTCAATCATCTCATCATACTATTTCATAAATATTTTATCTATTAAACTATACCAATGGAGATACTAAAATGAATTTAATTGATGTTCAACTTGAATTTCATCAATTTATTGAACTTAAAAAAATAAATTTTAATAAGAGAACATCAAAAATAAATGAAATAGAATTAACTAGAATAGCTAACTGCCAAAGTATTTTTAAAACATACAAAGAACTTTTTTATTCAGTTAAACATAACCTTTCTACAAGACCAGTATGTTCTGTCTGTGGTAAACCTGTTAGTTTTATTAACACAATTTCTGGATTTAACAAAACTTGCAGTCAAAAATGTGCAGCAAATGATCCAGAAAGAAATGAAAAGATCAAAAAAACTGAATTAAAAAGATATGGTGGACCACACACAAAAAATGAAGAATTTAAGAACAAGATCAGAAAATTATACCCAGTCAAACCTGGAAGTTTTGGATCTGTTGAACATAAGAAAGCAATCAAAGAAAAATATGGGGTTGATAATATATTTCAAGCACCTGAGATTAAACAAAAGATAAAAGTAACATTTCAAAAACGTTATGGAGTAGATAATCCGTGTCAAGTAAAAGAGATAAATGATAAAATCAAAACAACAAAGATTAGACTATATGGACAAAATGGATGGAATCCAGTTCAAACAAAATTAACAAACTTAGAACGTTACGGTGTAGACAATCCTCTAAAATCAAAAAATATTCGTGCTAAGATAAAAGCTACTAATCTACAGAGATATGGAGTTGAACACATAACACAAGACCAAACAATTTTTGATAAGTGCATGAGAAACCAACTCAAAAGTAGATCCAAGGGTAAAGAGATGATGTTGCCTTCTGGAAAAGTAATTAAGTACCAAGGTTATGAAAATTATGTGATCAACTATCTTCTAAAGAATGATATCTCTGAAGATGATGTTGAGCTAGAACGTACTAATATACCAACAATCTCTTATTTCTTTGACGGTAAAATTAGAAGATATTATCCAGACGTTTTTATTAAATCTAAGAACATGTTAATTGAGGTTAAAAGTACCTATACATATTATAAAGAAGTTGAGAAAAATATTGCTAAACATTTAGCTAGTAAAGATGCTGGATTTCACCACATCATAATTATCTGGGATCCTATTAATAATTGTATCTTTGAGATCATTAACATCTAAAAAGTAAGTTCTGATAAGATCTTGTCAGAAATTGATTCTTCTCCAGTATATAAACAAGTTTTTATCCCTAACTCTTTTACAATTTTTAGCTTATC